CGCTTCCCATCAGTGTTCCAGCTGCTGCATTTGTTGGCATCAATAGTATGATGCTATTGGCCTTCACGGATGGTGTGGTTATGGTTGTGGTCACCGCTGCTGCACATGTAAACGTTCCAAACGCTCCCGTGAACGGTAGGATGCCGGATAACGTCTGAATGAGAACGCCAAGCTGCTGGACCATGTTTGATCCGTTGGTCACGACAGAATTGAGTGCGCCCCCAAGCTGTTCTGGATGGGCTTGGTTTCCGGTCGGGGACCATTGCTGATTCACTTGATCTGCCATGGGTTATAGCCTTCCGTCAGGCGCTATGCGCATCCGCAAGCCCCCAAGTCGCCAGAAGCTGCCGATATCATTGCTGGATATCTCTATCTTGGCCAGTCGGCCTCGAATGCGCGGATTGATGTATTTCGTTGCTTGCGTCACAGTATATGGGCCATATGTTCTTGGCGTCTCGCCCGGATAGTAAACCGAATAGAACGTCAGCTGAATGCTCGCCGATCCTGTTCCGTTGTGCTTGACCCACGTCATATCTGGTAGCACCCAATCGACGAACACGATATCTTGCCCGTCCGACAACGGGAACCAGCCAGATGTCATCGTTGATTTAATCGGTTGCCCGTCCGCATCCGGTGATATCTCATGCTCATAAATCAACCCCGTCGATGCCGCTGCGATCGGCATTCCAGCAAGAGATTGATCAATCCCGCACGACCTGTCCAATGGGCCATAGTCCCACGATCCGTCTAGCGTATTGAGTTTTGCATAGGCATCGGGCGATGTCGCCCCAGTCGATCGTCTCGGATAAAAAAACCAAATTTCATTGAACGGTGTATTGCTCCACGTCCAACATGTCGTCTGGTATGCCGTGTTCAAATCCTGAAACACAACATCCCAGATCGAACACGGAATAACAGCTGGCACACTTCCGCCTGTCGCGAAGAAATTACTGGCCGACATCCAATAGACGTTCGACCCTTGCCGTGCTGTAGCGTGCTTGCCAACCAATCCACAATTTGATCCGATCTTGGTAAAGCTCCATACGCCAGCCGTAAGCCCTCCGAGATAAGCCATAGACCATAAATCAAGGTCCGTCCAGATCAACTCGTTTTGCGGAACGCTCATACCTCCCACGATTTTCGAGCCAGTGGGAAGTCGTCGCGATCCCGCTTGCGAAACTGTCGATACCGCCCAACTGGTATAGTCGGCCTGATCACTCCATTTGACCAGAAGCGGGTCTTGCTGAACGCCAACCGTCTCGTCCACCGTTGACCCAAATGCAATCAGCATTTGCGTTTGCATTGAGACGAAGATGCCAGCATTATAGAGTGGGCCACCGGGGATCAGCTGTGAATTTTGAAACCCTGTGTTTGGCGTCCACGCATAAATTCCGCCGCCTTCAGGGCACGCTAATAGCGTCTGTCCCCAGTTGTCCATGGACCAGTTTGTTGCCGTGATCGCGGTGCCGGTTTGCGCTGACGACGTCGATCCCGTGCCATAGCCACCCGTGCCATACGTGCCAGTGCCATATCCAGCCGATGCGGCAGGCGGACCAAGAGCTATGTAATATACCAGCTCTACATTTCCTGAGTTCATCATTCCCGTAGTGGTGGATGATGCCTGCTGCGAGCATGTGATGTTGAATGTATTCGCGCCACCCACCGCCGTTGCTGCATATGAGCCTTGGATTGTCACGCCGCCAACTGTTGTCGCTATCTGAAACACGACCGTGTCGCCAACTGACAATCCATGACTGGCGAGCGTCACCGTGACAGTGGACGATGTGGATGTCGTGCCAAACTGCGGCACCGCAGCGCCGTACACGGACCCGCCAGATGAATATACCGTGTATGCCGTGCTATTGACGCCGGAAAGCTGGAATGTATTCGCGGTGACACCATCCACCGTGTAAATGCGGCCGTTGAGTTGGATCATGCCGACAACGCTGTCAATGTAGACAATCTGCCCATTGGCGAAGCCATGCGCGGCCGATGTCACGACGCATGGATTGGCTTGCGTTGCTCCTGATATGGTTCCAGTTGCAATCGTTGTAGTAGCCGCAGACGCGGCTACTATCGTAAAGGCATGCGTCGAAATCGACGATGCAATAGGGTAAACGCCAGACAGGATAAGACCCCCAACAGACACGGGCGTGTTGAACGCTACCGCGTCGAATCTGGTCACGTTAGAAATATTCGGATCGGTAATTCTGACGGTCGATGACGTCGCTGATGTCGTGATATTAGGCGACAGATCGGTGGTCTTCGTCTGTGGCGTGATGGTCGTCAGAATGGTATTCGGAATTGCCGTATTGGTGATCACGCTGAGGTTTGTCGTCGTGCCCACGCCAACGTACTGGTTGGAATTGAGATCAAGCCACGCCAGCAGCGCCTTTGGAATACCTCCCAAAACGAATGCATAGAACTTCGACCATCCGCCGAGCTTTTCGAATAACCCAGAACGAAAGCGACCGAGATTGCTTGCGGCGTAGCCTGCCTGCACCTGCGACGGCGTCATTTCGACGTTGACACCGGGTTTTAGCCTGAGCATGTTCATGGGCATAGCATAATCTCAAAAGTTCATCCGTATTGACAACCGAACTTATTTATGTGTTAATGTTAACAAACAAATGGAGTGCAAATATGGGACAACCATCTGATTTGATCGGGAAAAAGTTCAACTTTTTGACTGTTGTACTAAAAACAGAGAAAAGAACCAGTAGTGGAGGTGTGATTTGGGAGTGCAAATGCTCGTGCGGAAATATCAAAGAAGTTTGCGGAACTCATCTATTGAGCGGTAACACAAAGTCATGCGGATGCCTAGTTGGATCGCCATACGATATAGCCGGATTGAGATTTTCTAACCTTACTGCGATTGATCGATCTGGTTCAAGCAAGGATGGATCGGCACGATGGAGGTGCATGTGTGACTGCGGCAACGAAACGTTTGCGTCAAGTTCACTTTTACGCAAGGGTGTAACAAAGTCATGCGGATGCAAGACTAGGGCCAGAAAGGGGGTTGATCTAACTTTTGGCCGACTGCGCGAAGTCATGACATACGATCCTGATGAAGGGACGTTTGAGTGGAATTCATATCGAAGTGGTGTTCCAAAAAGCAAAGGCAAGAATGCAGGAACATTCAACAAAGGTAATGGATACATTTTTATCGGTATCGACTATAAAAGTTACACTGCTCATCGCCTAGCGTGGTTTTACATGACCGGAAATTGGCCGAAGGATCAAATTGATCACATGGATGGCAACCGAACTAACAACAAATTTAGCAACCTACGTGAGGCAACGCCAACGCAAAACAGTGGAAACAGCCGTGGCAACGCTAATACATTGACAGGAAGGAAAGGAGTTACGATAAGCGCTGGAAAATACACTGCCCAAATTCAACACAAAGGAAAGAGTTATTACTTAGGCAGATTTACAGATTTAGATGAGGCATCTGCGGCTTACAAGAAGAAAGCAGACGAACTGTTCGGAGAATTTGCCAAAGGAGATTAGCCTCTTTGGTTAACGGCCGTTGGCTCAACCATTTTTGATGTCCACGACGCTCCACTAAATCTCTTTCTTGCCTCCCACGTCGCGCTTGAATCTCGAAGCGCGACGTACTGGCCTTCCCATGATACGGCCGATCTTGGATCATCAGAAGTGGCTGAATAGTTCTTTTGAAAACCGCACATGTATATCATGCACGCCGCAAGATACAGGTCCGACAAATTGTCGCCTAAAAACGTGTTGGGATTGATGGCCGTCATGGCTGCGGGTTGAATTTTACCGATGACCTCAACCGTATATGCAGCATCCGGCCATGGCCCAAAGATAACTTGCGTCTGTGCTGCGGGACCAGCCAGATACGTATTCTGTGAGATGTACGCAAACATCGATGGCACCGTTGCGCCGGTCGAACTTGGCCAAACCATATCCAGAACATCACGTGAAACTGGCGTCAATTGATGCCGCGTTCCACTATCTGCCGCTGTTCCTGCTGGGGTAATGATATTGATCCCGTCGATAATCAAAAACGTACCTATACCAGTCGGCAGATTGAAGTTACGGGTGGTTGACGAGGTGACCCCTGTTGCATCACGAATGTTACCGACAATCATATTTAATTCGCGGTAAATCCTCCCTTCCGCATATGCGATCGCATTCGGAACCATGGCAAGAAAATCCACGTTGGTTGGATCTTCCGCCATGAGCACCGCAAGTGACGATACCGTCGTTGAGTATGTCAGCGACATCGCTTAGTTGACCGCCGAGTGGTTGTCATGACCGTTGGTCTTTGGAACATCAAGCCCAAGCTCTGGCTCTGCCGCCTTGGCTGCATCAAGATCAGCCGTCAGCTTGTCGATCTCCGCCTGTTTGGACTTGATCATAGTTTCAGCGTCACGCTGCATTTTCTTCAGTGCGGCTTGATGCTGTGCAACAGCATTGAGTGCACTATCGCGCTGTGATTGAAGTGCGGAAATGAGGTCATTGGCGTTGTCTTCGATTTCTTTGATCTTGGTGGTATCGGTCATGTGGTTTCCCTTGGTTGGATGTTACTTCAGATCGAGCGCAATCGGTTTGATTGCAGCGACGGCGTGCTGTTGAGCAATAGCGGAGGCTTGCGCAATTTCAAACGCATGAACGGAAGCAAACGCATCAGAAAGTATCAACTCAATCCATCGATTGACGGCCCATGATGGCGTTCGCTCCGATACTGGAATACCAGCATCGTCATTCGGCATGGAGAACGTCGACAATCCCCACGCGATAAAGCGTCCAACATCAGCGTCTGCAACTGTTGCTGTTTTCGACGCGACGGAACCATCGCTGTTGGTTATCACAAATGCTATCGATGCCATAACGCATCTCCATCAATATTATTGCCACGTAACAATTGCCGCACCTGCTGGTGTTTTTGGTCTGAGCCATCCGCCATCGTAGATCCAAAATTGATGCGCAGTCGTATCATATATCAATGCGACACGGCCCGTATTCGTCGTTGGAACACCCGTCGGCGTGCCGGCACACGTTGAGATATACAGGAACCCATCCGTATCCGATGTTGCCAAAGCTGCGTTTCCAACAACAACGCTTGGCTGCATGCTCGCTGTTGGGGCAATGACAGTCAGGCCGGTTACATACGACTGCGCACCCGTGCCGGAAGATGTCGGCTGTGGGGCGCGCAGAATGAGAGATGCACCTGTTCCTGTACCCGTGCCAGCGCCGGGCTGGATCGTGAGGCTAGCCCCGCCGACGTTGGTGTCAGTGCCACCGCGTGATCCTTGGGCACGCAGGGTCTGTGCAACAGGAGATGCCGCGTCAGTCGAACCGAGTTGCAGCGTGGCCGCAGATGGAGCCGATACGCTGGTGTTGCCGTTATTCAGTGTCAAAACGCTAGACAAAGACACCCCAAATGCGGGTAATCCATTCGAAGAACTGACGTATGTGAAACTTGATGCCATTACGTTGCACGGAGCCCTTTGAGTCAAGCTGTCGAGGACACAGTCAATCAATATTCCAGTTGAGTTGCACGCCGTACCGTTTCTTATGGCAAAATTTGAATCAGTCCCACACCGAACAGTAAAAGGACACAATGTTGTTGCTGATGCACCAATCCCGGCACCTATGGTTCCAATTTTAAACTGACTAACCCCTGAAAGTTGAATATCCATGAGTGCAGCAGACGCGTTAGACGCTATATTCGTAACATTTAACTTTAACGCAGTCGGCGTGCCAGACGTATTCCAAGTCTGTGCAAGATTGAGCAGCGACGTGGCCGACGATCCTGTCAGCGCAGAGGGACCCCGCGTGGCGATGGTCGAAGCTGCATTCTGCACACTGGTCTGATTGGTCCACGTGTGCGTGCCCGACCCCGCCGATGATGTGTTGATCGCAGCGCCGCCCGGTGTCGCTGAAACCTGGAATGATCCGGACGCCAGCCCCGTCGATATCACGTAGTAGTTTGTTGCCAGTGACAACCCGGTCGGCAATGTGCCGGTCGTGGTCAGCTGGCCGACCTGTCCGGGGACGCCGCCATGTGCGGCAGCAGTCAGAACTGCCGGCGAGGCATTCGAAATCGTTACGGTAAAGTTGGTCGTCAGACCGGCAAACCCTGACGTGATGATCGTGTTGCCCGGCGTGCCGCTGCCCGTGCTCAGCGAGGATTGCATCGTCCAGTCAGCGCCGGCTGTGTTGGCCGCACCCGTGACAGACTGGACCTTGAGTGATTGTGCCGTGGCCGTCGTCGTGTCGGCCGCTCCAAGCTGGAGCACAGCCGCGCTGTAGGTCAACAGTGCCTCACCGACTACGCCGCCATTGTCGTAGAGAATGCGCGCCGTCGTGCCGCTCGTAATCGTGGACGTGCCAATCACCAGGCTAACCGATAGCGTGGCCCACGTGCCATCTCCGCGCCAGTACGTAGTGCTCGATGCCGATGTACCACTGTTCAGGTTATTGACAGAGAGATTGCCAGTGACTCCGGTCGAGAGTGGCAATCCCGTGCAACTCGTCAAAACGCCAGATGATGGAGTACCTATCGCTGGCGTCGTCAATGTGGGCGATGTCAAAGTTTTATTAGTAAGTGTATCCGTTGTCGCGCGACCAACAAGCGTATCAGTCGATGCGGGTAATGTTAGTGTGCCACCTGCTGCCACTGCTGGTTGAACAATAGTCGAACCACTCGTGCTTCCGGCAAGAGATATTGCACCCAACGCCGCAGCCGCCACGCCAATTGATAGCGTACTGGTTGCAAATGTCAGATTGGCGCTCGCGCCAAAAGCTCCACTGCTGTTGAATTGTACCTGCGTATTCGAACCCGCCGCAGCCGTGACCGCAGCCGCCCATGATCCAGTGCCAGCACCATCGGTTTGTAGAAATTGGCCGCTTGATCCTGCCGCAGTCGGTAACGTTAGTGTCCATGCTACTGTTGCAGAATTAGATGATTGCAGCGTTGTTGAAAACGACCCAGCTGCTGTATTCGCAAGGACAAGCTGCCCCCGTGTCGTTTGTTGCACGCCAAGTGTTGGTGTTGCCGTAAACGCCGGGTCAGATGAAGCAATGCCTGCCAGTATCGTACCCGATGCAGGCACGGCAAGTGCCGTGACGGCAGATGTACCCTGACCCAGCAAAACGCCATGAGTAGTCAACGTCGCAGCACCAGTGCCACCATTGGCGACTGGCAGCGTGCCGCTGACGTCAGTTGTCAGCGATACCGCACCGAATGTTGGTGATCCCGCCGCATTGCCGTGCAATACCGTCGTTGTCGTGCCCAGCGATCCCAATGCAGTGGGTGCTGCACCAGCGCCGCCGCCAATCACAATGGCACTTGCAGTCAACGCGGCAGATGACGCAACCGTACCGGAAGCGGTGAATGCCAGAATGCCGCCACTGGTCCCGCTGGTTAATCCAGTGCCACCAGCCGCAACACCAAGAGTGCCGAATGTCATAGCGGACGATCCACCACCGGCAGACAGCAAAGGCTGCCCAGATGTTCCAGCACCTGTCGGCATGTTGAAGTTGTACGTCCCAGCAGCCGCTGCCGGCTGCAACGTAATTGTCCCGCTGGTGCTACCTGCGATGGCAATGACACCAGATGCAATTCCAACCTGACCAACCCCTAATGTTTCATTGAGGCCGGATGTTGTATATGTTAAGCCGGACGCACCGCCAAACGAGCCGGCATTATTGTATTGAATTTGAGTATTTGCACCGCCCGGTGAGCCACCACCGCCGCCGCCAGTCGCCCATATTGGGTTAGACCCAGCCCCTTGCGTTTGCAGAACTTGACCTGTCGTCCCTGGAGAAAGCGCAACCCATGCAGACCCTGATCGGAATAATAGCTGCCCTTGTGTCGACCCGATAGTGTCGAGCATCGTTGATTGTGTCGTGGACACAGGCTGCGCTGCGGCTCCAGATGTATTGGCCAATAGCGTATTGTTAGCAATTGACTGCAACGCGGATAATGATGCGAACAAATTCGTTGCCGCGCGCTTGGTCACGCCGCCCTGAACGAGTGGAACAGATTCCCCTCCCGACAATGACACGGCCACGGGAAGATTTAAAATGTTGACATTGCTCACGGTGGCAGTTCCGTATTTTGAGGATTTGGATCAATGGTCTTGATATCTGGGTTAGGCAAATCGTCGATAAGATTATTGCCATCTTCCGTCACGATGGTCTGATCGTCTTCCGTTGTCATGTTGGCGACGTCAGGCGCTCTCCCGCTTGGGTTTGGAACCGTACTGATGAAATCGTCACCCAATTCGGTATCGATAATATCACCGTCTTGCGTCGTCAGCCAGTCTGTTTCATCGAGTGCGTAGGGCTCTGGCCGTGTGTTGTAGATTGGTGGCGGGTCTGGCGACAGCATAACGGGCGTGAATTGCAGGTTCGGCACATCAAGGCATCGATCACACACCAGTAATCGTGTATTTTGCAGCATCGGGCTTCCCCGATAGTCAAACTGCCATTGCAACTTATTGAGATTATGAACCCTTCCACAACGATCACACGTTCCCCAGCATTGCGGCGCATCAACATCGGTGTCTGCGTTCGCGGGATGCCAGCGGTAGGCCATTTTTTACCTGTAATAGTTGCCCATTCCGCCAGCGGAAATGTAGATAGGTACGCGCTCTTGATCCTCAGTGGCAGCGATTTGCCATGCTCGCTCTGCCATTTTATCCATACGCTCTGCCATTTCCGGCTTGTAAATCTGACTGAGACGGGCAGCCAGTCCCGCAACCCAAGAATCAAGCCATCGATACGGAAGATTGAGCGTTGCGCCCCTCGTTAACGATGCGTCCTGTATCTGATGTAGAATTCGCAGGTTCAAAACATACGTTGCCGCATCGTCCGGTACAGTCCACAGTGTAATCAGTGGCGTTTCAAGACGCTGAAACCAATACGATGTTGGCGGCCCCTCCTGCGTCTTGTCTGGAATGGCAGCATATTCGAACGTCGAGTACGGCCAGATAATCCGATCCGTTGAAACGCCGCCCGACGTTGTTGTGATGTACGCGGCTTGAATTGCAATCATGCGAGCCAAGAGCGTATACGTTGCAGTGCCGGAGACCAGCGGCACGGAATACAATTCATCGGTCCAAAGGTTGGGCTGTCGGTTCGATAGCTCGACTTGCAAGAGGTTTGATTCCAAATACGCATCTTGCAAATGCTGAGCCGTGATTTCCGTTCGCCGTATTCCAATTCGTCCATATGCCGTCAACATCAATCCAGATGCGGCTTCGTTGAAAGCATATGTCCCAGTCGCCGCCATTGACCCATCACCCCTGATAGCTTTGGGCAAACGTTGCCGTGACCGTTCCTGATCCGCTGTTCAAAAGTACGCGCGCGAATATAGGTTTGTATGCATAATTACCCTGCACGCCAGTTGTAACCGCACTGGAAACGAGATTGCTGTCGGGATGATTAACCCACGCGACAGCGGATGGGGCATAGAGATAAGTTGGCGTCGGGAGTTGATTGGTAATCACATTCGGGTCATTTAGTGTCTGCTGTATACTCCAATTTACAGTTCCGGACCCATCAACCTGAATAGCCACAGGCGCGAGAGACCCGAGGTTATCCATTCGTGCCCACGGGCTGGCAGCAACGCCATTCGTGCCAACCGTGACAGTTGTTGCCACGGCGGCCGATGTTTGAATGCTGGTGACTGTCAGATAGTCCAACAGTGTCACGGCCGTGGTCGCATTGGCACCCGTGACAACTTCAGTCGTAGGCGCGCCGGCTTGATTGGTTCCGATGACGGTGAGTGTGATACCGCTGTCATTGCCTGCCGACGTGAACAAGACGCGACGCGCCACATCAAGCGTGGCCGTTCCGTAGGTGCCGACTGTAATTGCACCCGTGGTTGCAGCCGATACGGCAATGCTGGTTATCTGTGCATAGGTCTTTTGGCTCGATACGGTCGACGTGACGGCTCCCGTAATCGTTTCGGTAATCGCGTAGGGGCTTCCCATGATGGAAAACCCAAGACCCGTGATGGTAAACGTCTTGGCGCTTTCGTCGGCTGCCGTGGTGATATAAATCCGTTGCATCGCAGGGAGGTAAGCAACCGCCGCAGATGCGCCAGCGACGGTTGCGGCTAGCGATCCGTTCAGAGTAAGATTGTCGGCCGCACCAGGCGTTTGAGACAGGCAGACGTTATTTGCGGCAAACGACCCCGCCGCACCGTTCAGCACGAGATATCCCGCCACGGCCGACTTCTGGCTGAGGCTGACTTTCGTTGCTGAAGCGGACGCAAGTGGTCCAACGGTGACGACGATCGGTCTCGACATGGGTTATTTGCCCTTCTTTACAGGACCACCGGACTTGCGATCTTCATAGCCGGGTTTCATGCGACCAGCATCAATGAGATCGGCTTCCGAAGATTTCGCACGACTGCTGAGACCACTAAGTCCAGCAGCGCCAGCATTTCCAGCCGTCAACGCATGACCGATGCCCTTTGTAATGGCACCGCCACCAGGCATCTTATTCATTACTCCAGTGAACAATGCCGACCCTGCACTCATCAACGCATTGTTCCTGTCTTCGCGCGCTTCGGCACGAAGCCTCGCGGCTTCCTTTTTACTGTCTTCCGAGATTATCGGGCCGCCGCTTTCACGATTGACCCGGCCACCAGCCTTACGGCCGGGACGATCAAGCCGGGATTTCACCGGCTCACCGTCTTTACCGATCCCAGACATGCCAATCTTGCCAGTCGTGCCAGCCTTGGCTTCACGCATGACGGCATTATCACTATGCCCGTAAGGCATGGCTTTGACGCCGCCGATATCCCGCATTTTCGGAGTACCACCATAGGCACAGTTCTGCCGTTGGCTATTTGACATCTTGCCCATGGTTATGCTCCGTTATTTCTGGCCAAGTTCTGGCTTACGCCATATTGTCCAAGCACAGTTCCGATATTCGCGGCCGATGGCGTAATGAACACCTGAAGCCGCTTGGTGCCATCCGATGCCGATTGCAGGGCATAGGTGCCGCGCGTATCGCCAGTGGTGGTTGTCGCCGGATCAGTGGTTACTGCTGCGACAAAACCAGTCGATGCCGTAATCACCGTATTGTTGTAGACAACCCGAGCGAAGCCAAAGCGATCGACACGAAGCGGCAACCCGATCACATCGCCAGTTCCGATCGTAAGCGTACCGGCGACGGTGCCAGTATGCGTCACACTCGAAATGTACTTGAAGGCTTTGACACCTGATGCCGTTCCTGCGTTGGCACCCGTAATAGCTTCACTCATCGGATAACCATAGAGATCATACCCGATGACAGTAAAGGTAATACCGCTGTCGTTGCCGCCGGAGACGAGACGAACGTTGCGCGAGATTGCCTTGGTCGGGTCCCACATCTGAACCGATGCGTTCTGCGAAAAGCTGGTTCCAGCAAATGCCGTATCAATAGCAAGAACGCCAGTTACGGTTTCCCCCGTATCAGGTCGCGTGATGCTGACACCCGCCGTGATACCAGCACCAGTCACCGATACCAGAGTAATAGCACCCGCACCCGGCGATTGAGATGCGGCGATATTGACCGCTGAAATCGCCGAGGGAACAGCGTCCATAGCCTGGCATTCCGTTGCCAACCATGAATAACACGTGGCTCCAGCGGTTGGGCTGGTCGACATGCCGTTGACGTAGGTAAACGCATATCGCTGATCCAGCACGGCGACGCCGTGCAAGAAAGCGGCGGCGGCTGCATCCGGATTTTGGTTGGCCGCTCCGGTTCCGGCCGAACCCAACGGGTTCGACCGATACTGGATAAGTGGCCCTTGAGAGGCTGAAATGCTCATTGGATTGTTCTCCTAACCTTTCGTTTTTCTCAACAAAATCAAGAGGTTGGAAATGATCCGTATGCGCATCGAGAATTGCTGTAGATTGGCTGCGCACGTTGATAAGCCTTAACCAAAAGGTTATCCGTCGAGTTGTCGACCCACATATCTGTCTCGAATGGATCACGCTCGAAGAAGTTGAGTCCTTCATTCTGAGTGAGCAAGTACCAAGCGAAGTTGCTGGTCAGGTAATCGCACACCATATAATCGGTGATACCGCCTTCGATCGATCGCGCGGCGTTCACATCATTGTCGTTGGTGCCGGGGCGCATTTCGGTCTTGGTAATGCGCTCTGCCACGTCCATTAAGGCGATCGGAACCATCAGGCCATCCTTACGCGGGCGACCCATGATCTTGAGATTGCGTTCGTCAACCCAGTTGGTTCGGATATTCTTGATGCCCTGAATGAGAGATGCCTCATTCAAGTCAAGGTCAGTCGTAAAGCGATTGGCCCATGTGCTGCCGTCAACCGGATGATCGGTTGCGAACAGTGCCTTGCCATCGCCAACGACAGACGCATCATACGTCGTGCCGTTGTTGAATACGTTGAATGCCTGGATTTCCCAGAATTCCTTGAACGCCTTGGCAAGACCTAGCGCAGTCGGCTTGAACTCGGTCTTGTAGAGGTTGTCGCGGATAGCCTTGCGAGTGATCGCGTAGCCAAGCCCGACTTCGTAGGTCTCAGCGTTGTAAACCCACCGCGTCCCAGCGCCGTTATCAAACTGAGTAGCACCGCCCTCCTGCTTGATCTGCGCTGCTGCCATATAGGCCACATGCGCAGTACGCTCGATTTGCATCGTGCTCGGCGTCGACTTGAACACCTTCTTATACTGCGTTGGGATGTTTGGATAAGCGCCGTCGATCTCGCGAAGGCCGGGGCGAAGAAGCTGATAGATTGCTGCTGTATTAATAGCCATGACGTATTGTCCTTTCCGGCACTAGGCCGTGAGTTTGGGCCTGATTAGATGCCGGTAGAACTAGAGACGTTCAGAGCGACAACCGCATAGTTGTAAGCACCGGCTTGCGTGCCAGGAAGCAGCGCAGAACCCACGCCAGCGGTTTCATTGCCACCCATGGCGCGGTTAGCCCAAAGATCGACGATCCGCAGCGGAAGCGTTGCAGTGGTTGCAAGCGTGGAAACATCCAGATACGAGCCGGACATGCCACTCGTAGTAGAACCCGTGCCAACAACAATGTCAGCATTGGCACCGATGTCAGCACTGGTAATGCCGGTGGCATCCGTCTGGATTACAAACAGTGGTGCGGGCGAAAGAATACCTGGAATGTATTGAAGCAAGACAGAGCCAGATGCGGCATCGGTCCCCGGCCAATACTTATTCGGAACCGGCATCTGCTGGCTATTCGACACGTAGCGGCAGCCGGAGAAAATGCCCCATGCCTGAGATGCGGCCGTTCCTGCGGTCCACTGAGCTACAAAGCCAGTGGACAGCATTTTGATGAGATCGCCGGTATAGATCGCGGTCGCATTGGCCGACGAAATACCGTTACGAAGCTCTGCCATCGAGAAATTAGTTGTGGGGGAGCCGTTGAGACCGATCTGTCTCAGGCCAAAGGGTGCATTGGTGTTTGCCATGGTTTTGTCCGAGTTGCCTTAATGAAGGCGGCGCGCTCAGACCCATTCGCAAACAGAGCAATGAATGCGGATGAACCGCAAACCGTGCTGATGTGTGAAAGATGGAGTGTCATGGAGGATAGCGCCGTCGATTGACAATGCTTTCAACCCGTTACGTTTTGTAACGACTTGATTGCGGCTCTATCCCTGTTCGGCTTTCACCGTTACTCAGCCAGTCAACTGGCCGGGATTTACATTTCCGGGGCGATTTGAACACCCTCGGTCTCGATGTTGGAGACCTTTAACCGGATACGCTTGGACACTCTGTGATTTGATTTGTAGGTGTGTCGGCGATTTGCTGCAAGAGAAAAATTGCGATGCGATGAATTTTTCTTGCGTCAGGACTTCGCTTCCAGTTCCAGGCGACGACAGACGTTCCGTGCAGAGCCTATCATCGTGAACAGGTTGCTGCCGATGTGGTAAGCGGACGCTACGCACCCATCGTGATGGACAATAGATACCGCAATGCCGCTTATTTTTCCGTCCTTCGCCAGCGTTTGAAACTGATCGAGAATAGAGTGAACCTCTGGTTCAGATCGCGGCTCAAGCCGCACCACATTGAGAAGCGGGCGGCTTGCTGCCTTCACGCGATATCGAGGTTTATCCAACATCGACTTACTCATCAACCGTGTACTGGTAGTTCGCCTCCGGCAATCGAGCCTGACGTTCGATCTTGACGCCAGTTGCGCCGCGCGCCAGCGGATTGTCAAAGTCCGTCATGTCATTGCGGCCCATCATGCCCGCCATGTTGCGAGAATTCTGAACGGGCTCGTTCGCCGCACGCTTTTCAGACTTGCGCGCCATTGCCGTCAGGCGCGCATCGCGTTCCATCAGGATTTGACCACCGCGCTCGATGTTGCCAACGTGGCCCCTTGGCATGCACAATCCATCATGCCGAGACGCAGGGACAGGCTCCCATCCGTTCTGCGCAAGGTCGACCTGATGCTCGGTCCATTCCCAATTCTTGACGGTTTTGGTTTTCCATTCATACGTCCAGCCTTCCGGAGCGCGAATGCCCATCCGGTGCAGGTCGAACTTATCTTCATCGCCGCGCAGTCGAAGCGTAACGGGCTGTCCTGAACGGTTCAGAATGACGTTCGGATCACGCTCCGGCATGCGGGATTCCGGCTCGGATCGTCCAGCGGTCATTGCTACTTTTTCTTTCATAAGGGCGGCCATGCCAATATTCCTCAAACGGTTTCGTGCTGATAGTCGTGATCGAGATAGTTCTTCGGCAACTTGCCGGCCTTGATTTCCTTCACCAACCCCTGGGCATAGGACACTGGATCAAGACCTGACGTTCTGACAAAATCTGCAATGTGCGGCGGCAGCTTGATCTTGTTGCCGTCCATGTTGCGCGATGAAAACGTATTGGCATTTCGCGAGACAGGAGCTGCGGCCGTCGTTTTTGGCTTGGCTTTTGGTGCGGCCTTGACTTCGATTTCCGGCTCGTCGTCCATCTCGTGATCCTCGATTGCTGTCTCAATTTCAGTTGGATTAAACCGCTCGTTCAAAGCGTCGACAAATGCTTTGGTATGCAGTTGTGTCGGGCCGTAATCCTTGACGAACTCATCGGCAAACGTCAGCAATTCCTTGTGCTTTGCCGGATCGGACACATAATCCTTGTGGTCCGCCAGCCATGCACCCGTCGTCTTGCGAGGCTGTGATCCGATGTAATCGTCAACCGTCATTTGACGCTGCGGCGGATCGTTCTTTGGTTCCGCAACGTGTCTGGGCTCTTTGGCGGCTGCGGCGTCCGCCTCGAATACACGTCGCGTTTCATCGATCTTGGCTTCAATGCCGTGCTTGCCGCTTTCGAGCGTTTGCATTTTGGCGGCAATGACGGCAATTCGATCCTGTGCATCAGCAGCTGCGTTAGAATCCCCAGCATCGAATGCAGCCTTATACGCCGATTTGGCTGCATCCTTTTCACTTGCGGCAAGTGCAATAGCCCCGTTGATATTGTCGAAATCGCTGTTCAACCGCCCCCAGAATTGACGGTTGGCGGCATCGGTGCTGGTGCTCAGCTTTTTTTCAACATCGGCCCGTGCCGATCGCTCGGCGGCAACTGCGGCTTCAGCCCTTGACGCGCGGTCAGCGGCTTCATCCGCTCGCCGTTTTGCGGCCTCGTAATCCGCATCGCTGTACTTTGGCGCGATGCCCTTTGGCTTGACTGGAAGCCGCACGTCATCAGCATCAGCCGTCTCTATCTTGAGAGGTGCCGGCTTGTCCTGAGACGTTTTTACGCCCGGATCGACACGTGGCAAGCCGTCCGTATCAAAACCAAGCTGCATATCCTCGACTGGGATTTCAATGACGTAATCATCGCTTCTTGCCATGTCGATCACCACACATAATCAGGATGAGGGATTTTACCGATGATACTGGCTTCCGTCATGATCCGACAGAATACACCATTGACATCGCACTGAATGCCATCAGACGGACGGAACCAGACCCAATCGCCGATCGAGTTCTTCGTGCCGTGAAACTTATTCACATCGTCATCGACATAGGCTTGCGGTCCCATTGCGACGATCAATCCGACCTTGCCTTGCCATAGGTATTCCTCAAGGTCTTCTTCGGTCGCCGTGTCGAGCAGGATCAATCCGCCCTGCGTTTTTGGAGCGGCCGGAGGCTGATAAACCGCAATCAGAATGCGGGACAGCTGCATCACGCCGTCGTCGATTTTACCGATCTTGTCCAGAATGACCGTCTTAGGGTCGACTTCGTGCCTGAATTCGATCGTATGGTAATTGCGCTTACCTGCCGGCGTGCGACCGACATTCAATCGGCGCTTGATCATCGGTTGCGTCGGTTGGGAAAGATGCGGCAGCGACTTGAGTGAATGCGACAGTGGTTTGAGTTGAAGATTGGTTTTCGACATGCGGTTCCCTTAGTCTGGTTTCTTGCCTTCGATCTCATCATTGACTTGTTTGATGCGGGCGAGCGCCGTCTTCAAGCCGTCGATGATACCCATATACTTGACGCAATTCATTCCGGTTGCAGCCGCATCTTCACGAATGATTTGCGTTCCGCTGCCAAGCGTTGTATGTGCTTCATTCAAATCAGCGGTTAGCTTGTCGTGAAGAATGCGGGCGAACCGTGTATCGAGCGGGTTCACTTGCCCGTCCATTTCTTGCAGACGGCGAGATCAAGCGTCCACATTGGCGCGGGAAGAACCTTCGCGCTCGGGAGGCATTGACCTATGGTGATATCGTCGCGGGTTGGACGCCAGAATGTGCACGTTCCGCAGCACTTCAACAGCTTCAATGGCGGTGGAATTGGCTCTTGCACTGGCGCTGGCACAACCAACTCTTTCAACGGATGGTCCGATGGAAGCGTCGGCTGCCCACCTGCCATGTCAAGAGTTTCGGTCGGCTCAAACGGATCAATCGCCGGTATTGGTTCAATAGCTTTAGCGCGAGCCATGACTTTTTCTAACGGGTCGACGCGCACTGATTTGCTTGCAACTTAATTCCAACAGCACAAACGCGCAAGAAAAAAGCGCCAACCTCGTCCGTTGGCGCTCAATGGTGTGCGTTTTACCTGATCTTCTTTTGCATCTCGGCCATTTCCTCGCGGCCCTTGGCGCTTCCTGCACCTGCGTTCATACCCCGCATGACGGGACCACCCGATCTGAAGCCAAGGCCACCCGTCGGGCTGTTTGATGCGCTCCCGCCTGAAGCCTGTTGCAATGGCGCGCCGCCCATGCTGGAGGAGAAAACGCTTGGTGACGGCGTGATATCTGTCGGCATCTGATACGAAATGGGCGATGGCTGCGGCAGGTTGATGCCTGTAGGTGCGATGTTCGCCGTTGGCGAAGCGCCAACCGGAAGCACAGGCGTCGCATTCCCGCCGAAAGCGGAACCGCTTGTGGCAGGCATACTTCCAGCTTGCGTCTGTGGCATCTGAGGCATCGATGGGGCAACGGGCGTTGCACCAGTCGCGCCGGCAGCATTACCAACTGGACCACCCCATGCTCGTTTGACACGGCCACCAGCCTTACGCATTGGCATCGGAGGGCCACCAGGGCCAGCACCAGGAGGCGGCATTGGCATCGGCATTGGAGGACCACCCGGAGGCGGGCCAGCCATTGGACCCGGCACGGGGCCACCCGGCATGGGGGGTGCGCCGTCCGGCTTCTGCATGATCACAACGTTGACGTTGGTGCCTTTATTGCCATCCTTGCCTTTCATCTTGCGACCGGCACGGCCTAGATTTGGCTTGGCTGGCATTCCTTCCGCACCAACAGGGCCCCCCATGTCACGGTTGACACTCGTGACAGCACCGCCCGTTGCATACCCTTTCGGATAAGACTGAGCTTTCGGGTCACCAGCTGCACCGTACTGCTTAGCAAGTCGTGTGTTTCCGATCGCGCCGGAACGAGCAATAGACTTCATTGACATGGATGTTAGACCCTTTGGAAATGAGGTGATGATACGCAATGGGCACGAAAGAATGGAAGCGGCAACGCCGCCCTTGAATTGCCTAAGTTATCGTGATAATAGCATGCCCACGTAAGTTGTTGTAGAGGAAAAGTGCCAAATGTCGACCCTAAACTTTGCTCGCATGTCCGTGGCTGAGATCGATGCCACAATCGCAGATGCGATCCGCGCCAAGGCGCAAAAGATCGAAGACAAGAAAGCAGAGCTTCGTCAGACACTTAACGATGAAGCTAGAGCACACGGCTTTACGCTGGCAGATATCGTCGGCGGCATGAAGCGCAAGACCAATGGCGTTCGCGGGTACTCTCGCGTGACGTATCGCAATCCGTCAGACCCAACACAGACATGGGCAGGACATGGACGACGCCCCTTGTGGTTGGACGGTCAATTGAAGGCTGGAAAACAGCTTGAAGCGTTCAAGGTTTGATCGCAAGAAATCGATTGTACGCCCAAGAGCACGTTAACCGTCGCAACGTGCTCTTGGGCAACCATTAATTCACAGTTTCCGAGATCGGTCCAAGCGCAATAGCCCTTGCCACCGCCGACAGGAATGCCTCTCGATCCTGATACCCGCCAACAGGTCCGCCATTGCTCATTGGTGGCGCTTGCTGTGCTTGTGGCTCGGCGTTTGCGGTTGCTGGCGTCATGTACTCAGACAGGCTATCCAGCTCGTTGTTGACCACTCCTTGAGCCTCGGGATGTGTCACCATCCGCTCGGCAATGCGCATGGCCTCGATGGTTTCCTTAGACTGCCGATCCTTATGGGCGTTGTGAGCGTCCAAGCCCATCTTGGCCTCTTGCAATTGCTGCTGGCGATGCTTGAGCTGTAGTGCTCCTGCCGCCAGCGGATCGATTTGTGGCTGTGCGGGTGCGCCGGTTGGCTGTCCGTGCATATCCTTTGCGATCTGCAACGAGGCAATGCCTTCCTTCGACTGCCGGTCCTTATCGGCTTTCTGTGCGTCAAGCTGCAACTTCTGTTCCTTGATCTCGACTTCCTTGGCCTTGATTTGAAGCATGGCAATGGCCAATGGATCAGGCTGCGGCTGGCCTGGATTGCGGGCAAGCAAGCTGTCGAAATCGTCGATCTTCAGAATTGCTGCTATCCGCCGATCCACCGCAATCTGGTCATACGCCGGATTGCCTTGTGTCAACTGCTTCAGGCTCATGCCTTTCAAGATGCGGTGCATTTCACTCGGCACATTCGGATCAGCCATCGGGATGATATTACAGTTGTCGAGTGCGGCTTTGAACTTCACCAACCGGGCCTGCTTATCGGCCTCGGTCTTGGCTGATCCCATGGCAGGACGCAGATTGCCGCGCCACAGGCTTTCCGGATCATCGCGGAACAGTTTGACCAACAGTCGAAATTCTTCGCTCTGTGCCGCGTGCAGCGCCTTGTGAACGCTACCCTCGATCTTGGTCGCCTGTTCGATCATTGCAAGCGTAGTTCCGACAGGCGCGTCTTGCTTGCCTTCCCCGACTGGCAAATCTGCAGTTCCACCAAGACGTTGCGCAACATTGCGCGTTTGCTCGATCAACTGAACGACCATTGCCGATACGTCTTTGTACGGCATCCCCATGACAAAATCCCGAATGGGGAGACCTCCCGTATCGATCTCGGCGCATCCGCCCGGAGGAACGACAATTTCGTTTGAAAGCTGGCGACCCGATCCCTTTGCTTTCAACAATCCAGGATAGTTTGCGGCCATGCCGCTATCGATGGATATACGCAACAGGGCCGTTAGCGCACTTGCCATGTTGCCCATCATCTGACCAAGGCCGGACCCGTAAATGCGGCTTAGACCCGTCGAATAGGGAAACAGCACGAATGGGATTTGCGCAATCTGGTCTTCGTCGTCTTCCTCCCAATTGCGGCGGATTTCAAGGATTTGGCGCGAACCCTCCTCGATCGTCACACGGTATGGCAATGGAAGCCCGCTTTCCTCGCCATCCTCCTGGTGCTCGAAGCCCTTGATATCAAGCTCGCAATAGCATTCGAATACAGTGTATTCCTGATCTTCGACGCGCTGGGACTGGACAGACTTACCTTCGATATTGGCCTTCTTAGCATCGACCACGCTTGGTGTTTGCGCCAGTGGTTCCGTCAAATCCACATCGCGATAGACCCCAAGGATTTGCATGCGTTTCATGGTCGATCGGCGCATTGAGATTTCGTGCGTAATGCGCCCTGCGTTCTTCAAGTCGGTCGCGTTTGATGGGACAATCAGATGTGTTCCATCGACGTACTCGGAGACCGGGCGACGGCGCAGCGGGCACTTGTAGACCTTCTTGAATGTCCCGGATGCGAGACCCGTCCACCACAGCATATAGCGGGTGTCGGGGTAATATTCACTTGCGGTTGTCGTGAGATAGTAGTTCAGGTCTTTTTGCAGGCAGTTGGCGAGATCATCGCTGTTTGCCGTCTCAGAGCCGAAGTCGACCACCTTGACCGGACCCGCAGCCGGGCATAGCTCGGCAAACGCATTGGCACGAAACCGCTCGACCGCCTCTAGTAGAACCGGATCACGGACAACCGAAGTGCTCATGCCGGACGACGACGTTGATACGCTCGACTTCGGGTCTTCCAGTTTCATACCAAGCAACTCAATCGTCTTGGCGCGCATGTTTTCCCACGACGTGCGCTCTTGCTTGTCGGACCCGATGGCATCAAGCAAATCTTCGGCGATACGATTACGCTCCATGATATCAATGCGGTCTGCAAGGTTATCCTGGTGTGCTGATGGGCCGGACAGGTCGGGCTCATGGAGGCTTTCGCCGGTCGGATCAATCGTAATCGAGCCGTCGTCATGATCGATCGTGACTGCGCCAGTCATAGGATTAATGGTAATTCCGCTGTCGTCTTTGGGGCCGTCATCTGCGGTTGGGATGGTGATTTCGGACGAATCGAACGCGGCGAACGCCGGCAACAATCCATCGGATTTCTTGGTGCGCTTGCGCTTTGGCTTCGGCGCGTTGAAATCTTGTGACATGGACATGATGGAAATTCCTCAATAAAAAGCCCGCCACGGATGAACCGAAGCGGGCAAGAAATCTTAACAATGAATGCGGCGTAACGTGTTCTACTAATTCCTCATCGAAGGCGCGTCGTCATTCTCGCTTGACGGAACATGCGCGGGCGGAATTTGAACAACAAACGATGCAATCCGCTCTAGGTATTTCATGCACACGTCACGGTCGACATGATGCGGGGCTTGACCACAGTAGGCATTCAACTCTGCAAGCTGGCGCTGGATGATACCGAGCATATCGTTTGTGGTGAGTGGGAAGGCTTCGTTCTGGTTCATGGGTTATCTCTATTCTTGTGAATGTCTGCGCGCGATATCAAGCGCACGGTTCATTGCATCTTCTGCGTTCACGCCATCATCATTGATCATTGTTCCAGGCAATGCGGACTGACGCGGATTGGCAAACAACGGTTGCCCTCCCTTGACTGCTTCCCTTACCTTATCAGTTAACGGGAAGATCGTGAAGCCATTACCGAGACCTGTCTTGCCTGATGGACTGTCAAGAGTTTCGATGTGTTGAGGCTTGATGCTGGGGTCGATCTTGGTCAGGATATTGCGGAGGTTCTTAGGGACAATGCCGGTTACGCCATTTTCGGCAATCTCAAGCCGTTTCTTCAAGTACGAAACATCAAGATCAGTACGTTGGCCATCTTCGACCTGCTTGATTTCTCTGCGTAAAGATTCTGCCGCTCTTGCGTTCGGCTTATGGCCGTAAAATGCCTCCATTCCCTCCATGCCGCCAGGATTATAGCCAAGTACCGTATCGCCACTCGGAATAGCAATATACTGTGCATCAGCCTCAACAGCTTGGCTTAGCGCTCTGCGAAGCGTTGTGTTTGTCCATTGGTCTGTGGTGTTGACGAGAGGATGACCGGATGCTGAGTTCTCGGCCGTTTTCAACTCTGCGGCAAGCATTCTGGCCTTTTGGTAGTTGTCCGCCCACTCTATGCCGGTAGGGTCTCCAAGAGCCCGCATTTGAGACAATCGATCGTTAGCATCCCCGCGATAGTTCTTTGATCTGTCGCCGTCTGGCAGTGACGCCATGAACTTGTCAGCTATTTCGTTAGCACGCCGTTGCGCCGCATCTTGTGCGGCCTTCAACTCCGCAATCTTCGCCTCATCCCTAACGCCACCGTCTCTAAGTTTCTGTCCCCAATCGCTCTGTATTTGATCGACTGTAAAGACAGGCTTGCCCTCGTGCTTAGTCGTAGAAGTCATCATGTGACCTACTATGTTGGGCTCGGGGAAATGACCGGAACGAAAGTCTAAACCAAGATGTCATTTCATTAGATCTGTACGGAGTTCACCATCTTGAATTGACATTTTGAAACGCCAATCCTGTCCGTATTTATCCAACATGCTTGCGTCGAATTTCTTGAGTGCGGCTTCAATCCCTGATTTGTCTACATTCTCCGGCAGATGCAGTACTGTTTCTCTATATGTCGGGTTGGATGGATCGAGAGAATGGGCGGACCACTTTGGTGCGCTGCTTGACGCCCCCAACTCGTCTCTGATCATGCGTTGCTGATCGTGGCCTAGTTCGGAATACTGTTCGCCGTGATACATCCTCGACGCGTTGTTCAGCGCTTCCATGTCGGGCGCAGCGTACTCCTTTTCACTCAGCCTAACCCTATTCCCCTCCAGGTGCTTGACGATATCGTCTCGTGTGATCGACGGATTATCGGCCAACATCTTGCGGAGCTCCGTCGCTTCGATCTCCGCATCCTTCACACCTGATTTCTTGAGCATGGCAAGCATCTGCTCTGGCGTGCCTTTGGCTTGCTTCAAGCCTTTTGCTGCTTCAAGAGCTTGTGAATAGTATCCGAGACTGTCGACGTTACGCGCCACTGCCAATCCTCTCTCTATTGGATCACGACTGGATTGAGAGATAAGTGTTCCTGGAATGGTAGCTTTGTCACCGTTGGAGTACAGCAGATCGCCGGTCAATGAGTTGTAAGCGGTTCCAGGCTTTAGCGGCGCGTATGTATCAGCCATGGTGAGGTCGGAACCTGCCGCATCACGCATGTTGCGGATCACCAGCCCATCATGCCCAGCATCACGCGCCATCGCGGCCTCAATGTCTGAGTTAATGCCGTGCCGGTCAGTTCTGACGCCAAACCGCCTCCCATGGCCTTCAATCACGCGCGGATTGTCAAACCTATACTCAACAGGAACAATGGCGGGGGAATTACCAATGTTAGCATAGGTCTCTGCAACCTTTGCGTTACTTGTTCCCCATGGGCCAATACCGTTTTCCACACGCTCATTCATGGGAACATTCAAGATGCCGTATTCATCTGTTCCATGGTATCCACGCTCAACAAATTTGGGCGTGCGCGTATCCATGGGATGGTTCATAGGAAGGTCTTTAGACGCTTGGCTTAGGACTGTTCCTGGAAGAGTTGCTTTGTCACCGTTGGAGTTGAACCTTACAATCTGTTGGCTTTCAGGAACGTCGTAGTCTTCCCATGGTGGACGGGCTGAACGTTGTTCTGGTGTGAGATCGCGACGGGCTTGGACGGCACGGGCTTCGACTTCCGGATGGGATCGATGGTATATGTCGTACCCATCTGGATTTGTTCTATCGTATCCTGGACCCGTCCACCTTTTGTCTCTGTTTTGGGCAACATGATCTAATTCATGCAACACCGTCGACCTACCGCCATCCGGCATGGCTGCGTTGTATGCAATACCCCTGTCCTTGACGAACATTCCATTCCAACCCGTGCGGCTCGTCCCGTTGATGCGCTGGGCTGCCAACCCGCTTTCGTCTGGATACGCATCGAAAAATTTGGAGTGATCGACAAGATCAAGAATTGGACGGCCATGCTCGGCGTGCGCTGTTTTCGGTTCTTCGAACTTCGTTGGAACGTTGTGCAGCCTCATCTTGCTATCATCGATCTCGTGCAGCCATTCGCCGTCCATGGCTCGAAACTGTCCAGTCTCGCCCCATATGCGCCCACGCGGAACATTGTCCGCAGCCATAGCTTCTGCTTTGGCGAGCGCCGCATGATCTGCTGTCTTAGCTGTCCGTCCTGCAAAGATACCAACACCTTGCGCCGGTCGTGCCAGTGCGCCAGCAACAAGTGCAAGAGTGCCAGCAAAGCCGATCCCACGCCGTCCCAACTCTGGATACATCATTTCGTTTGTATCGATTGAGCCTTCTTCTGTCCTGTCGCCACGTTGAGCAAACGGCTTTGTCACGGCGTCGTAAATCAGCTCGCCTGCGTCATACACTGCATCGCCAAATCGATGTGGCATGTGTGCCGTCGACATGACCGCATCGGCCCATGGCGTGCGCGCCCGATCTCCGCTGTCATCGCTGCCAAACATGCCAAGTGCTCGACCTGTCATCGTCGACTTGCCAAGTTCAGTGTCATTGATGCCATTGATCGCGCCAAGCAACTTTCCGCCCAACGTCGGCTTGTCCCTGGCTTCCATGAACCGCTGATGAAACGCGTCTTGCTGTTCTGGCGTCGATCGCATAGAGCCTAGACGTGATCCGACGCCGCTCAATGTCGCAGGTCGATCCGTGCCAAGTCCCGCATTCAGATCAACCGTCGAAGGGCCTTCCGGCTGCGATAGATCATTGTATCGACGCGCCGTTGCAAGAGCGTTGGCGAATACGTCAAAATCATCATTGTTGGCCATCGTCAATTCACCGAATAGCTAGCAGGTTCAGCATGCACCAAGTGCACCCCGCGCGCAACAGAAACGTACAAGCGCCATAGAACTTCCTGCTTTTTCTTGCCGTGCGGAAGCCGCAAGAACACAACAGCATCAGGGTCTTGCCCGTCCCGCTTGCATAGATATCTAGCGAGGTCTTCAATCTCTTGGTGCACCATTGGATGGTCCCGTTCGAATGGCGATGAATTGATATGCTCAGACGGGATACAAGGCATCTCGTTGGCTCTGATGCTGCGATCTTGCAAGCTCATCGGCCTTGTGTTCGTCTTTGCGGATGGCCCAACCGTTGTCTCGAAGATACTTCAATCCCAATGTCATTGCATCAAGCAAGTCATCATGTGACCCGTGCGGGTAGGAGCAAATTGCTTGCATGGCGTTGGACGCCCAATCAAGAAATTGAACGTCGTCATTCTTGGTAATCACGGCTGGCGCATGAACCATGCCGTCCGTAAAAATATCAACTATTGCACTGGCGCGCGAACGCTTGTCGCCGTGGATGTTGATGGCTTGGACGCCAAAATCTCGATCCGCGAACAGTCGTTTGATGGCGCGCACAACATCGGGTGCACGATTTTTGTTCTCGATGATCAACTGATTAACGCGACGGCGCTTACAGGAATAGCCAACCCACTCGACAAGTCCCCACTTGGCTTGCTGGCGTTTCTTCCATGAAATTTCACTTTCGCCGTCTTCGCGTTCGACCGTCTCGCCGCTCAATTCAGGCAGCCGCTTCTGCCAAGCGTCGGCAAGCAAAATCTTGCGGTGCTTCGTGATTGGGTCTTCGTGAACAACCCAAATCGTCAGGGCGCTGTAGTCGGCCGTTTCTTTCTCGCTGAACGCCGTATCGAGCGACGCCAGCACATACAGCGGCTTGACCTCTGGGATAAACCGTAGCATTCCGCCGTCGCCCCTACGGACCTCATGCGGCTGGAACCATTCTTCATGGATCAATCCGCCACCGCGTGGTGTCGGCTGCTGTTGCCACTGTGCCGCCCATTCGTATGGGTTGAGCTTATACTGTGCTAGCTCTTTTGGTCCCCATCGATCAGCCCATAGCAACTCACCATCGTAGGTACGCGGGTCTTCCCATCCAAGCGATGTCACGCAATGCCGAGTTGTATCGTACTCGGCTGGCAAGTTGAGGTGCACGGTTTCCGGGTCGTTCAAAAACACGCTGGACAAATCATCCTGATGACCACGCTGTGCCACCAACACTTCAGCAGACGTTCGCGGGTCATTCACGCGAGATTTGAGTGTCGTATTGTAGAGCGTCAAGACCCGTTCGCGTTGAGTTTGGCTTTCGACCTCATCCATCTTGTGCGGATCGTCATAGACGCGAATGCCAGCGCCGCGACCCGTCACCGTTCCTCTGAACGATCCAGATATTCGAGTGCCGCCAGATGTGGTATCAAACTTGCCTTTAGCGTCCTGATCCTTGTGGATGGCGACACGATCGCCCCACCGCTCTTGATACCACGGGCTTTCGATCAAACGCCGCGTGAGAACGGAATTGTCCATCGCCAAGTCGTCGCCATACGACAAGCACATGAACCGCGAGCCCGGACCAAGCAAAGGATAGCGCTCGTCCGGCTTCTGGCACCAAATCCAGGCATTGAACGCCACGCTGCATAGGATCGTCTTGGAATGCCTAGGCGGTAAGTTCACGCATAGTTTTCGAATTTGACCGCGCGCCACAGCCTCCAGATGTTCTGCAATCGCATCTAGGTGCCAGTTATCCTGATAGGCAGCTGGATCAATGACATGCCATGCTGCCCGATAGAACTCGATCAAACTCCCCTCAAGATGTTCCTTCTCCAGCTTCATCCGCAGTGCTTTTTTAGCCTTTGCGAGTTGGATGAGACGGGGGCGAAGGTCTGACATTAGAAAATTATTTCGTTCCCATGTGGTTGTTTTGGGGTTTTGAAAGTGTTTAGCCGGGAGATTACCCAACGTATTTCATATGCTACCGAATTATATTTGCTAAAAACGCTGCAATTGTAGTTTAATTAAGCGCATCACTGCCCGGCTCGGCGTCATACAGACCGATAGCTTCCTGTTCCGCAAGGATAAAGTCACGAAGCTGGTCAACGTCCATCTGGTCGAACTCGCCAGGACCGCCGACCTCAACCTGCTTGGTATCGCCCCATTCCTTGCGACGACGGTTGCGAAGCCAATGCTGTTGGGCAACCGGATTAGCGGGCACATGCGCCTTGATCTTGACAACCTTGGCGTTATCGCCCTTGCCAATTACTCGTTCAACTTCATAGTCGTAACCAGTAGCAAGTTTGTGCGCGCTGGCGGCAACTTCGGCGTCAGAAATCGATTTATAAGCAACGGGGTCTAAAAATTCTGGAAATTCTTTCCGCCAGTTGTAGATGGTCTGTTTAATAACACCAAAGAAACCGGCCATTTCATCATCAGTTACGCCAAGCAGAATGAGCTTTTTTGCTTGCTCGGCATACTCAGGCTTGTAAGCACTTGGGCGACCAACTTGTCGCTTCTCTGTTGCTTGTGCTTTGACTGTCTTTTTATCCTTGGATTTCTTCTTAGTCTTTGCCTTGGCTGGCATTGGAATAACTGCGGAATGTATGTCCGCCCTTTTGTTGATGGGTTATGTTTCGTTCATTGCTCCGGCGCGCGAAATTCGTATTTTGCTGGATTTGCGTCTGATGGACTTGAACCGTACATGGATGCAGCGCCACCAGCCATGCCAAGCAGGCCGTACTTGCGAAGGATCGAGATTAGGTTGTCGTCGAACACGACGTAGTTGCGCGAACCTTCACCAGCGGTGCGGGAGCCTTGGTCTAGGTATTTAATGCCGGGGATGCCGGCTTCGCGAAGGGCCTTTGCGCCAGCTTCCGGTTTTCCCTTATTGATATGCTCCCAGATGTCTTTCCCGGTGAACATATCTGGTCCAAGTTCTCGCGGCGTTACCGTGGCCCCGCGATGACCGGAAGCGTAATTTTTGGCGTCGGCTTCTGTTTTGAACCGCTTTGGCGTGAGATAGTGAGAACCAACTTCGTATTCATACTTTGTCGGCGGCAAATGCTGTCCCGCCATGTCATCTACAAGCCAATGCTGCTGCCCAACCGGCTTGTCCCAGTCGAGGAAATGATCATGGTGGGCGTTGATGTTGACTTCGTACATGTGCCCCTTCGGGCGTTCTCTTAATTCCAATTTAGTTTTATCTCTAATAGAGTTTTCCAGGGCTTGAGCGATATTGTGAATTTTATTCCTTTCTTCAATCAACTTCATATCAAAAGGACGCCTTTTCCATGGAAAAAATGATTCCTCAGCGTCTCTTGCTTCAATTACAGCTTTCTGCCTTGCCATGGCCTCTATGTTGACTTCGTCAAGAGCCTTTTGCGTATCGCCGCCGTGTTTTTCGATCAATGCTATTGCCTGGTTAACGCTATCGGGCTCTCCTTGTATTGGACGACCGTTGCGGTATGGTATTGGCCCATTCCCAATTGGCAATCCTCTATCCGCCAGGGCATCGCGATAACTTCTCGCAACGCCCTCTTTTTCTGCAAAATACAGCCCATGCCCATACGCCTGCGCACCTTCACCTGACCCCACTCTGTCCATGCTGAACCGATCGAAATCATGCGGGCTGCCGTGATAGGCGCGGATGCCTGGCTGAACTTCAGTCGCAGATGCCGCCGCCGTGCCGCGTTCTAGTCCTTCTGCGGCCCGCGATGGCGCTGACATACGTCGGAATGCAGGCATTGCTGTCATGCCCATGATTGGAATTTCAGCACCGCCGAGAACATCACGACCGAACATCTTGGCTGCATCAGAATGAGCATCCGACGCGGCTCGCTTGGCTTCGCTTATGCCGCCGAGTGGCTGACCTGGAATTGCCCCGTTCACGAGACCTGCCATCGTGCTTGGAATGCCAGCCGTGTAATAGTCTAGCACACCAAGTCCAGCGTTCGCGCCGCAGCTTGGAGTACCACGGCTCTAGGCCGTCATCGGACACAGCCCCACCGTCTGCATAGTATCGAGCCAGCGCTATGGCATTCTCATACGGTGTCATGGCGCTACCTTCGTCAGTTAAAGCATTCGCACATCTTCGGCGACTTGCTGTCTTGTAGAATACCCCACGCATCAAGAATAGAGATTGCGGCGTCAAGCCCATAGGCGACTGCTGACAATGCTCCGACATTCTGGAATGTCTCTAGCATGGATTGCTGTTCTGGGGAAAGGCGACCTTTTTTCGTTTTTAGTTCAAGGCCGTAAGTCTTTCCATCTGCAATCATGACGATATCAGGAATACCAGGAGTAACGCCCATGGCTTTGAGCTTGGCAGCGTCGCGCTTGGTTCTTAGCTCGCCGTTTGCAGCGTGGAACCACAGCACACCTTTGCGGGCACGGAACTTGAGGTGCTGAACAACGGCGATGTGGATTTGAAGCTCGGATGGCTCTGGTTTGGTTGGTTTCTTTGTCATTGTGATTACTGCCGGTGGTTGGCGTACAGCATAGCGAGATGTAGGGCTTGAAGAAATGGATCATTGACGGGACCGCCGGATGCACGCGGCGGCATATTGACTGTAAACACGCCCCTTTGGCCTTGATGCCCATCAGGCGCATCCCAACCCCATCTATCTTTGGACGCGTGCCACTTGGTGCTCCCTGGTAATTTTTCAACATCGTAGCCACGTCGTGCCATTCCTTCATACATTCGAGCTGCCTTGCTCGATACTGACATATCGCTGGTAAGCGGATAACCAAGGCCGTGAGCATGGTCGACAGCGGCCTTGTAGAGTGCTTTGCCGTAGCCTTGGCCTTGCAAGGCATCTTGAACATATGCTCCACCAACCCCAACGAGGCCGTTATCATGATCAACGGCGGCTGTTATCCTGCCTGCTTGCGGAATGAAAAACTGAACTCCGTTTTCCATTTTTGCATCAGGCTTTAGATACGGCGTCATTCTTGCCGCTTGGCCAACCGATTTGACACCAAGCCAAGCCGGACTAGACGCTCCAGACATTAAGCTGGCAAGCATCAATGCTGCGTTTGTTCGTTCATCGAAATTATAATAACCCATGGACCGACCCAACGAACGAACGGCGTCTCCCGTTGCGGATACTGGTCTTTCGTGCCACGGTGGCAGGTCTCGCACATCTCCGCTATAGCGATCGGATGGCGCAAAGGATTGCTGCCGCAGCATATCGGTCGGATAAGTGATGCCCTGACTTGACTGGGTTGCGTCGGCCATGTTCTAAGCCTTTTGGTAGAATTGCCGGCGGGCATGTTGTAATCCCGCCGGCAGCGTGTGCTATCAACATTGGAGCTAGGTGGTACAACTTTCCTTGAAAAGCATCATGCAGAAATCAGGTTGATCCGGTGGAGGCGGACACCCGTTCGCATGATGGCTGCACCAGTTTCCCTTATCAGCCATAACCATGGTGCTGATCTCCTG